TACTGGCTGGTAATGGGAGCTGTCCTACTGGTAGGCTACCTTATGATTAAGAGAGGAAGATGATGAACGAAAAGCGTATGAAGTCTGCCGCAAGTCAGGCTGTCAGTTACAGGAACTACAGAAGAGCGAGAGATCGAGCTCTCACCAAGTTGGCTACTGCCCACTTTGAACACTACAAAGAATTGTTAGAGAAGGAGAAAGCCTTTGATGAACAAATGGGTAAGAAGTGGCTTGATATTAACGGCACTACTGCTGCTAGCCTCGTGGATACACGATCCAATTCCAGCTCTGCACCTACAAGTAAAGCCGGTAATCAAGGAGAGAACCAAAGCGACGATGGGGGAGAAGCGTGAGAACCGACAAACCGCTATCAAATTTAGTAAAGCTCTCGGATATTCGCCAAGAGAGAGAGCGTGCCTTGTCACCTTATGGACCCGTGAGAGCAGGTTTGACCACCTCGCAAAGAACCAGCGAGGAAGCTCGGCTTATGGAATTGCTCAACTCCTTAGAGAGCGTAGTGGAGACCCTGAACTTCAAATCCTTCACGGTCTACGATACATTGAACACCGCTATCGAGGGAGTGCGTGCCGCGCTCTGCGGCATCACGCCAGAGGTTGGTACTGATGATTGATTCCATTAGGAACGAGGATTGTCTAGCTACTATGGCCGATATGCCTGACAAGTATGTCGATATGGTGCTTACCTCGCCCCCTTATGACAACTTGCGTGCCTACAATGGATACTCTTTTGACTTTGAAGCGGTAGCTAGAGAGCTATTTAGGGTAACCAAGGACAACGGTATTGTTGTATGGGTTGTAGGTGACTCCACTATTAACGGATCGGAGACAGGCACTAGCTTCCGACAAGCTCTTTACTTTAAGGAGATTGGGTTTAAGCTGCACGACACTATGATTTATGAGAAAAATAGTCCAGCTTATCCAGCTAGTAAAAATAGCAACAGGTATACCCAGATATTCGAGTATATGTTTGTGTTTGCCAAAGGCACAGTGCATAAGCAGCTGATATGCGACAAGCCTAACAAGTGGGCAGGGCATAAAGATTTTTCCGGCAAACTAAAGAACCCAGTACCGGACTTTAGCCCTCGCAATAACATCTGGAAGTACACCACTTCCTTCAATGGGTGGAAGCACCCTGCTCCCTTCCCTGAAGCACTGGCCCAGGACCACATCTTATCTTGGTCAGTAGAAGGAGACATAGTCTACGATCCCTTTGCAGGCTCAGGCACTACAGCTGCGGTCTCTAAGAGATTGAAGCGCAAGTATATTGGTAGCGAAATTAGCGGTGAGTATTGTGCAATGATTCAGGAAAGGCTGCTACAATAAGCACGCTTGCCTCTCCGACTAACCCTCACCGTTTCAACCTCTTTCCGGTGGGGGTTAGTTCTTTTTAATCCAGTATTGATTATTAACTACCAAGGTTTCATACTCACCTTTATGGTGCAAGAGGAAAAGGTCAATGCCAGGCTTGGCCCGCAAGTGTAAGGGAAGATGACTTCCCCACTCGTAATCATCAAAGGCCATAATGCCACCGGACATAAGAAGTGGCCACGATAGTTCAGCGTCTAGTAGAACACCGACAGTTGTATGGTCTGCGTCTATGTAGATGAAGTCATACTTGGTAACGTGAACAGCTCTTGCCCTAATGAGGAAGTTATCTGTTCTACTTTCTATTGAAGTGACAGGAAAGTTCTTAACCTTATCCTTGTATGTATTAAACACATCAGCAAAGTCCATACTCTCGTGGGCTTCCTCATCACTACCTTCCCAGGTATCAACGTCAGTAAGGCGTGAGCCTTCGCCGGTAAGTATGTTCTCTAGTAACCATAGGCTGGCGTCACCAGTGAATACACCTAGCTGTAAGAAACGCAGGTTCTCTTTACCAGCATACTCTTTCAAGTACTCTTCAAAGTTATACTGTGCAGCTTGAACAAACCAGTTTGGGTATGTCACTTCATTACTACCACTGCACTAGGAAATGGAGCAGGACCTTGGCCACCAAACTTTAATCTACCCTTAACAAATCTAACCTCATTCATAATAACATTATCCCACCACCAGTTGGTGTCAGTGCGTGAGGGTACTAGGCATACTACGGTAATACCTTTCTTGGATTCCTCATTAGCCTTCTTCATAAACTTCTTTATTTCTCTGCCGTAAGGTGGGTTTAACCACACTGCGCCACCCTCTGAAACCTCAGCCCATTCAACAGCAAGTGCGTCACGACGCCAATCGGATTCGTGATCGGGTCCAAGGTAGTTAGGCACGACAGCAGATGAACGCAGCGCAGCTGCATCTAAAGTAAAGTTAAATTCTGTATGCAACTTCCCAAAGAAGTCACGAGGAGTAGACCACGTATCATCTAATGATGAGCGCATACCGCTGGTAAATCCTTGTGTCATCTATCCCCCATTGACATAGAAGCCATCTCCATTGAAAGTGATACCGCCTACTGCCCAGACGCGAGTCATAGACTCGTGACAGGTAACGCAGACTGGTAGCACCTCAGTGTCATACATACTGCGTTCAATAGTGTATGTGTTCTTACACTTAGCACACTCGTAATCATAGGTCATAACTTCACCGCTTCCTCTACGTCTAGGTATCCAACTATCTTCTCTACCTTGTTGTTGTTCTCAAACTCTGTGGTCGCTGGCATCTGGTGAATGAACCACTCAGGTTCATCTAACTCTGTGAGATCAAAGGAGTAGATACCAAGCGGTGTGCTGTTGATATAGAAGGGCAACAGGTCACGGTGGTAGGCCTGAGTGATGAGCTTACGATACTTCATCTGCTCTATAAGTAGCGTAGAATAATGGGTTTGGCGACACTTCAGTTCAATGAAGTGACCGGCTTTAGCACTGGTGCAGTCGAAGGCGTCATAGATACCAGGTGCTCTCTCTAAATCTGGGTAGAGATTAAGTTTAAGAAAGTCGAAAAGGATTAACTCGTTCATTACTGATAAGGGCTAGGCCCACCCAGTTTATTGTTTAGTTCACGCAAAGCACGGTCACATCTACGATCTGCGGTAGTTAAGTGACAGCCTAGTATCTCACCTATCTGTTCTAACTTAAGGTTCTCGTGATAGCGAAGCATAAGTATCTTCTGGTCTTCTTCATCTAGCTTCTGGTAAGCGCTCTTAATATCAATGAGCATATTGAGAAGGTTGCCACCTTCTGCTGGAGACGATGAACCCTTCGGCTGGCCATCTCTAATCATCTCTTGTGCCTGCTCTAGCACAGTACCGTCTATCACTGAGGCAATAACAAAGGGTAGCAACTGACCTAATGTTCCGGTCTGATAGTAGGCTTCATCACCTAACTGATAGCCGGACTTGGTTGCCTTCTCCTTGCGTGCAAAGCGTTCAGCTGCACGCTTCATCTGCCACGCAATCTTCTGCTCGTTATGTCTGCGCTCAGTAGTATTTTCTACATCTAACTGGCTATTGATATATTCAATACGCATAAGCGCCCACTGCACACACTCTTGTTGAAGGTCATCACGTTCTACCCACTTGTTGTACTGGTTGTGTACAACACGAGCGATGCTAGGTACGATGTCATAGATGGAAGGGTTGAGTTCAGTCACAGTCAGGTAACACCAAATCTATTGTGTGCTGAATGTTCAGCAACTTGATAGCAAGGAAGTCTATGTAGTTACTAGCGTCAGCTAACTCTTCAATCAACTCTCTGATGGTATCTGCGGTGGTAAAGGATTCAAACTTCTGTCCTTGTGCTATTGCATACTGGTCGTGGCCCACGCCCTTGACTCTGTTAGCACGAAGGGAAGCAAAGGATTCAATGAAAGATGTTAAGTCTTCAGTTGATACTCCATCTGCACGGTAACCAACTACTGCAAGATGATCTACTAACGGGTTGCTGTTGGACATATTAGAAGAGTCTCCTTTTCGTAATTGATTTCCAAGATGTGAAAGCCCATAGTATGCAAAATCTGTACCATCTGTGCCCATTCACCCTTATCCATTTCCTTCACCTACCAGCAAGGCTGTCGTTGCTTCTGCACCGTGAGCCAAGTAGTAGTCGTTGATGTCCATATTAGGTGGAAGTGTAACAATAGTTCCGTTCAATACCTCGGAAGCAACGCGCTTAGAAAATTCAGCACCCGGATTAGTGCCATCTTCCTTGACGTCGTTATCACCTACAACATAGACGGTGTCATAACCATTGAGCAGCTTGGCAAAGTGTGGCTTCCAAGCCTGTACTCCAGGTACACCTACTGCTGGTATACCAAGGACTCCTGAGACTATGACTGTATCTAACTCGCCTTCACAAACCACAATGTGTCTACTCAGTATGGTTGTGTCAACGACGTTATAGAGATGAGCCTTCTGCCCAGTAGGGCTACCGTACTTAGGCTTACCATCATCTAACCTACGGAACTTAAAGCCTACGCAGTGGTTAAGGGCAGTGATGTATGGAATAGATATCCACCCATCGTGCATCTCGTGACCGTTCATAGGATCAGTCACACTGCCTAGCATATAGAGCGCAGCTACCTCTTCAGATATCCCACGTTCTTCTAGCGCCACGATTGCCTCTGGACTTATCTGCTGTGCGTATCGCTGCGCCGCTTCCAGCTGCAATTTCGACTGCGCGTTTGAGGCCATCGTTAAACTCCAAGTTCTCTAGTATGCAAACTATGTTTGCTGCATTACCACCCTTACCGCAGGTATGGCAGTAGTACAAGTTATCGTACGTATTCATTACAGCAGATCGTCTACTGTCGCTATGTAAGCAGCAACGCACACTAGCTGACTTACCTTCTCTTACTTCACCGCCAAAGAATCTAATGATTGCATCTATGGGGATTGAGTTTGCATCAACGGAACCTTTGTACCTGCCCGCTTTACGTACTCTGGACCAGTCTTGTGCTGGCATACGCACCCCTCGCATTGTTCGTGATGTGCTTCGCTAAGTTTAATTTGATTCAAGCGGTTGTATTCACCTGCATCTATACAAGGCTGGCAAATCACGCTTGGTCCAATTCCTCTTCCGGTAATTCTTCCTCTACTACTTCTACTGCTTCTTCTGCTGGAGCTTCGCTCCACGTTTCTGTACTTGTGATATCACCTTGTGGTGTTGGCATTATTGTTTCTCCTTTAGCCATTGTGTTAAGTCTTGGACCACCCAAGCCTTCTCTATGCCAGCGTTGCGACGCTTAACTACAACATAATGCAGTGGCACTTCCCCAATACCACGAGCCTTAGCGTAGTTAAGCGCCTCAACCTCTGCCTGTCTCCAGAACTCCGGCAAGTCTAGTCTTGCGGTGTTCTTGAGTTCTAGTATGTAGGTCTGTCCCGCGACAACACATACTAAATCACCTTCGTCATCTTTACCCGCTAGACGTAAGCGCTCAGCTAATACACCCAGTCCTCGAAACCATTTCATTACATCGATCTCGAAGGCTGCACCCTTAGCCTTGTTGTACTTTGGACTACTCATTCTTACCAGTATCGTAGACAGGGTTACCGTTCTCATCTGTCGTAATCTTAAATACTTTCAGTTCAATCAAGGCCATAATGAGGTTAGCCATATCAGACTTGAGCTGTTTGATTTCATTCTTTAGATACTGAATCTCTGTGTTAGCCATTAGACCGCTATCTCATTTCCGTATTCATCTTCAGGTATATAGTTACCAGTATATCCGTGCCTTGCATCGTTAGCCAGCATTGCTCCGTATGCGTTCTTATCTGATATCTGACAAGCGCCGTAACTTACGTTCAAGGTGGCGTAGGTCTTGCCATCTGCAGCGTGTGGACCAAAGCGGTTCTTTACTGCAGCTATCTTAAGCTCGTTGTATTCAGGATTATAGCCCAGTGTAAGTATCAGTGCTGGTAACTGACTGACCTTACCGTGAATAGCACGACGTGCTGGTGGTTCTGTAGGAGACCCGTACTCTGATTGCTCAGAGACGTGGTGCAATACTAGAACACAGGCTTCAGTCTTACGTGCCATATCGTGAAGCTCCATCATAATTGCACGAAGCCCCGCCCATTCGTTGTCTGTCTCTGCAGCTACATTCATAAGGTTATCTATGATGATCAACTCAGGGGCTTGGCCGTACAACTCGACATAAGCCTTAATCTCCAACTCGATATCATCGAGTGACGGACTGGAGTCAAAGACCCACTTGATGTGCTTGAGCTTCTCAAAGTGTACGTCGTAGTAATGGGAGTCAGAAGATAAGTTCTGCTCCACGTTCACCTGGTTATGACCAGATGTATGTGCTGCTGCTCTCATCATTACAGTAGTGGTATCAGTATCTGCTGAGAAGAACAGCGTTGGTACCTTAGCCTTGACTGCATAGATAAGTGCAAACATAGACTTACCAGCATTCGGTGCAGCTGCAACCATACAGACTTGTCCTCTTCGGAACTTAATCTGTTGTGCTGCTAGTGCATTCCATACATCAGGAAGAGGCGTTGCTTTAGTGAGGACTGTGCCCCACGCACGTTGTAGATCAAGCAACGTCTTCCTCCCTCAGTATGATGTTTAATTGTCGTCTAGCAATCTGACGCTGCCTAGGTAATAGACCGCCCCAGATTCCGTATATCTCTTTTTTAATTCCCCACTCTGCACATTCAGTTTGATGAGGACAAGATTGGCAAATGTTTCTTGCCATAGCAATTTCTATATTGCCAAATGGTTGCCCTTCCTTTTCAGGAAAGAACAAGTCACCACCTATCTCAGCGCAGCTTGGGTTCTCATAGAACCTTGGCTCGCGCATACATTAACGAACCCAGATAGTCTCGCACTTATCTATCGCACCCTTAGGTGATGGACACATATAACCCTGCCAAGGTCCACGTGCTGATGTGCCTGTCTTAAAGGACATCGGTCCGTGCTTACATACCTTCGCACCTGGCTCTGCTGGTGCTGCTGCTGGAGCAGCAACTGGTGTTGCATTGAATGCCTGTGTGATAACAGCGTTAGCTGTTGCTAGTGCGCTACCACCTGATAGTTCACCTGCTGTTGACTTGATGAGTGCTGCGACCATTGATAGGTCAGTAAGACCTGTCTCAAGATCGCGTACATCTGCAGCATAAAGATTGATAAGAGTTCCATCAGCTAACTTGTAGTTAATCTGGAACTTTGTGTTTTCGTTTGCAGCCATTTACTTTCCTCCACTTGTTTTGATATTGAGTCTTACAGATTCGTTACCGATTGTCTTCGGTACAAACCCCAGAAGTTTCTCAACTTCCTTTGCATCAACTGTCTCACGACCTTTGACTGTTGTCCAACTGATTTCAACGCCACTAGCAGTAGTGCCAGTAGAGCCTTGTAAAGATTCTTTCAAGGACTCTCGTTCCTTTTCCAGCTCTTTAATCTTGCTATCTAACTGTAAGTAATGCAGTGCGTGCTTGTCAACTTCTTCGTCCTCAATCACGACTTCACTAAGGACGATACGTTCTTTCTTTAAACCACCGCAACCCATCTCTTCTGTTGCATCGTAGTACTGGCAGTAGTCCTTGCAGAAACTAGCATCCTTCTCAGGTTCAGGCAACGTCGCAGACTTCTTAACATTATCTAACCAAGACATAGCAGCAAGTGCCATCGTCTCATCGTAAGGTTCTGTATGTACCTTGATGTCTTTCTCGGCACCATCTCTAGCAATAGCAACTAGGTTAACTGTCTTAACCTCATAGCCATTCTTAGATAGTAGATAACCATAGAGCTGTACCTGCCAACGCTGTTGGTTAGATGGAAAGTAACTAAGGTTCTTAATCTTAGAAGTCTTCCAGTCAATGACAGCACCAGTACTAGGTACGAATAAGTCTACGTGTGCTTTCATATCACCGTAGGCAACCTCAGTTTCCACCAAGTATTCTTTGCCTTCAGGATCAAGTGCGCCGATAGCCTCTTCGATAGCTGCGTGGATAGCGGTACCCATAATTGCAGCCAACTTAGATTGGTTATCGTTGGTATGAGGCTGTGCATTTAGTCTGTACCAGACCTTGCGCTTACATCCACCAATCTCTGATGGACCTACCTCTGTCTGTAAACTACGGTCACGACTTGCATCTTTAGAATGCAGTACGTGCAGTAGTAATTCTTTAGGATCTTCTATCGCCATTTACGGTCATCTCTCCATTGCAACCAAGTATCGAAGCCGTATGCTCCAACAAACCCTAGTAAAAAACAAGTTAAACAAAGTGCAATTATCTCTTTCATTTATCATTCCTTATCTGTGTGACAACTTGAATCGGTGGGTGTGTATTGATATCCAGTAAAGATGCAATCTTGACTGCCTTCTCAGCTACTACACTTGCCGTGAGTAACCTATTGTAAGACTTAGGTTCCAAGGAATACAAGTACCCAAGGGCATAATTTCCACCGGAGCCTGCCGAGAACAACCCACGCTCAGATGTATTAAACGATAGGTCGCCACCTATAGAGAACAGGTTGGCGTCGAAGGATAGTAGGAACGAGAAGTTCATCTCCTTGTTATCTACTTCGTAGTTACCTTCCTTGAACGCAGCTGAGATACTAGGTAATACCTTGGCTCCCATAAACCTAACGGGATCTTCACCGCGATAAAGCGGTGGCTTCCACGCATAGGCAAGGATATCTCCTGGACGTGAGTCACCAGTTAAGCCCAGTAAATATCTACCAGTGTTAATTATCTTCGGCGTATCGGTTGAGATGATACGTTGGTCACCATCGGTGATTTGACTATCAGCTGCCATCACGACGAAGTCGTTACTAGAGATTCCTACAAGGGTTGTCATACTGGTCATCTTATCACGGCGTGTCGCAAGACACATACTAGGCATACTGTGTCTACAATATGAGCCGTAAGGCGAATAACAGTAAGCGGCCCTTGACGGGCCGAGGAAGGTAGGAGGCCCGACAGTATGCGGCTCCGTCTACCAACCCTGCGAAAGTTCAGGTCATATAAGGACCCCTACAATGGCCTTCCTGAGCCTTTTGGGACCGATTTAAGACAGTTAGGACCACTCCACGTGTGTCCGTGTGGGTCTATGGTCTTTAACGTCGCAGCGTCCTTTGAAGATTATGAGCTAGTTTGGTACGCACTTGATGCTACCTGCTTCTCCTGCGGTAATCTAGTAGTCGTACCTTGTCCCCCAGATCGTGATGAAGCACAGACTTTCGGAGATTAACGAAGAGACTCGGACTGGTGTATGCTCAGTCTGTGGTCCTACCAAAGTCAACCTTAGAGACTCTAGGCAGGACAAAGCGCACAACAAGTACAAGTGTCACGCAGTCTACCGGCGCTTTAGATACCCACTATCAGTCCACCGCAAGAGCTACTGTGAACACTGTAACTTCCAGCCGGTACATATCAGTCAACTTGACGTTGACCACATCGACGGCAACAGGAACAACAACGACCCGTCTAACTTACAAACGCTCTGTGCTAACTGCCACCGACTAAAGACTCACCTCAACGGTGACAGTAAGTCTGGCATATTTTAGGCAACAAAAAATAGGCCCCCACTCCCGAAGGAGCAGGGGCCATTGGCCTCGCAGTCAAACTTTATTTCTTAGGTGTAGCGTATCCAAAGATGCCAGATAGAACTGCCCATAGAACTGCGCGGTAGTCAAGATCAAAGTTGCTAGATGCCCAAGCAGCAAGGAATGCACCTGTTGCTAGGACGATTGGGTTCTTCATATAGTCTTTCATTTCACTTCTTTCTTCTTAGGTAAAGGTTTAGAAAACTTAGCCTTTACTTTGTTGATTTTTTTAATTTCACCTAGCCAAGGAAACCAAGGCGAGGTGTCATTACCGCACGTCTCTTTGATGGAGATGTGAAGATGTTTGGTGTGCTTGTTAGGACCTGTGTAATCTCTGTTGCCCTTCTCAGGTGACCAGATTTTACCGTTGAATATCAAGTACTTAACTCTCTTGTCGCGCTGTAACTTAATGAAAGCAAAGGCGCAGTCAATACCAAATACTGGGTCGTGAGTAATATCTACTGCAAAGCCTGAGTTGTGGTCAGAGTTTGGATTCTGCTTGACGTGATCCTTAGATGGGAGTAGCCCATCACTTGCCTTCTTGCGTCCTGGCTTAAGTGCTGTAGCTTGACGAAGGACAGCAATAGCAGCAGGTGTTGCACGCTTTGCTAATGGAATCATTTACCACCTCGTTGAATCATAATCTGGTAAAGAATCTCAACCTTCTCCTCTAGCCTAGTGACGGAGTCCTTGAGGCTTGAGCCTGAGTTTGGCTTGAGTTCATTTAAGTAATGCTTAACCAACCAACGTACTGCGCCTGCAAAGGCTGTAACAATAGTTACTACTGCTATGGCTACTGTTGCGTAGTCTTGTGCTTGCATTACACCGACCTAATCGTTTGGTAGGTTTCAAGTATTTCCAAAGCCCACTTGACTTTGTCTTCTACTCGTTGCCCATAGGGTTGACTTGTTGACCAGAGTTCAAGGTTTTCAATTCGATTGTCTGCCCGATCTCCATTTTTATGATGCACAGATTCGTGTGATAACAACGGTCTACCTAAATGTTGTTCCATTACTTCTCTATGTACCTTAACTGTTTTGTTGTTTTTCTTGTAAACCATATAACCATTGTTATCGGATACAGGTTTATAGGCTGGTTCTAATGGCTTGCTTTCGTTTACATCACCATTCGCTCTTAATCTATTAAGATGACCAGTACAATAACCAAGACCTTTATGTGGCTTGGAACAAGATTCAAGGGAGCAAGTTCTTCCCTTTGGCTTAGGACCGCGTAAACCCATCAGACGCTTCTAATTGTTACTAGGAGCAACCCGCCGTATCCGGAGAATCGCTTATCTGATGGGGTTTTGTTAATAAAGTCCAACTCTTCGATAAGTCCGATATAGGACTCACCAGTTCTAAAGTCTTGTACGCGGATGGTATCTCCGATATTCTCAACTGCTTCAAGCTGAGACATACGGGCGTATGCAGATCCTTCGTATCCAACTTCGTTGTTGAACTTATCCATCTCGTGGTCGTAGCACATCAGTGGGTATTGGATTAAGCGCTGACGTGGAATAGCAGGCAGTGCCTTAACCTGGTAGCCAGTAAACAGTGGCCCAAGTGATGAGTCATCGGCATCACGGAACATCTCAAACTTAAAGGCTACATACTGGTTAGCACCGATTGGGTAGTTGACGTTTACCTCTGGGACAGCATCACCCTGAGCAAATGTACCGATGTTAGCTTCGATATTCTCAGCGCTAATAGAGTACATATTGAAAGCACCCTGCAAGGTATCAATGCGAGGTTGTACCAACTTAAAGATTTTATTCTCAAGAGTGTTATAGCGGATAAAGCCTGTACGGATATATCCATCAGGTAGTAGTTCATCTGCTGACTGGATATAGATAGTTCCATCTGAGCCGTTACCAGCGTTGCAGAATGCAAGGCGGTCTGTGTCTCCCATAAAGGAACAGGTAGTTGTGTAGTGTCCTAGTGTGTCATCTGGATCGTACAAGTCCCACGCATAGGCAAATACCAACTGGCTAATCTCTGTGCCAAGGTTGACGCGAGTAAGTCCTACCTGTCCATCTACGCCAGTAGTAGCCCAGATGTACTTATCACGGAAGGCAAAGTCATAGACTGGTTGTGTTGACTCAAAGAGTAGTGGGCCATAGGCAATAGAGCCATCTTGGTCTGATGTCTGTGCTACTCGCATACCCTTAGATGTACCGATAGCCATATAGCCAAGATAGTAACTAATCTTAAAGCAGCGCTCTCCTACCGGTAGTTCAGCTGCAGTAATAGCAGATGACAGGGTAGGCATAGCACCTGTTGTCTCAAGGGTGAACTTGTAGATATTAGATTGGATACCTGAGTAGCCAGCAATATAGATTGCAGCACCGCTTGAGGTGATGCTAGTAAAGATGTGGTCTGGATCGTTGTGTGAATAGACCGCAGTAGGTAGTGTTGTTGCAGTTGTAGCAAACTCGTACACCTTGTCATTGACGCACATAACGATACGTTCTTTGGTGTACTCCATTACCGCATTAGCTACAGTAATACCGTTATCGGTAATCATCAGGGTAGGTGATACAGAAGCATCATCAGATAGCAACTTCTTATAGACTCTTAGTCTTGGAGTTCCAGCGTTGAGTACGTTAGTAACCCAGTAGGCATAGACGCCATCATCACAGAGAGCGTGTACTGGATAGTCAGTTCCTGTGTTGTAGTCAATGAAGTGGATAATCTCTGCTACTCCAGTACCTACTGGAGATACTGCAGTTGATGTTACGTTAGCTGCAGTCTTAGCATAGGTAAAGGTAGTTGTAGTTGGTACGCCTGTAATGCGGTACTCACCATTGAAAGTAGCATCTACCCCACTGATAGTAATTTCCATACCAGTAGATAGGCCGTGTGCTGCAGTTGTAGTCAGTGTAGCTACGTTGCTAGTCAAAGCCTTGTTGTTAATAGAGACGGTGATGGCAGGAAATACCTTATCTACGTCGTACTCATCAGATAGCAGTACGCCGTCGTAAGTATTGCTGTTCTTAGTCCATTGGATAGATCGCATAATCTGCCAAGGGCGACCATCTGTTCTAATGCCACCGGTTGTAATGTGCTGGTTATCGCAGGCTGGAAGAAGTGTTGCCTGTCCCTTAGTCCATACATCTAAGCCTTTAGACTCTGTGTACTGGAAACGAAGTGACTCATCCTGTGCTGGCTCAAAGAACTTAATGCCTTGACCAAAGTGGAATGATGACTGTGAACGTAGCCACCAACCGGTGAGCGTCTGCTCACCTGGCTCACGGCTAGTATCAAACTGATTCTTACGATACTGGGCTGTTACACGACGATAAGGTGAGTCATCTAAAGGTGAGATGAAGAATGGTAGACCAGCGATGGCAACATCGTAGGAGTACCCTGTAGGTGTATAGGTTGTACTACCAGCAGGGTTTGACAGGACCGTTGGTATGCGTTCACTGATGTCACTTCCGTAGGCCATTACTTCTCCTTAAAATGGTTGAATCAATACTTCGTCTACTGCATCATCTATATCCCTACGGATAGGGACTAACTCTTCAAGCATTACTCTGTAAGAGCTGCTACTTCTTCACCGGTAAGACCGAGGGCTGCGAGCTTTGCCTGTGCTGATAACTTTGCATCAGCCTTAGCAGCCTGCGCTGCTTCACGCTCTGCTCGCTCAATCTCTGCAGCCTGTGCATCTACTGCACGCTGTTCAATCTCTTCTGGTGTTAGGTCCACATAAGTCTGTGTTCCCTTAGCAAGGTCTACGATCAGTTTCTTATCAGCCATTTGTTTCTTCTCCTATGATGATTACGTGTGAAGCATCTGGACAAGACCAGGTGCAAGTTTCTTCGTCAAAGGTCACGGTGTCGTGGCACTCTGTGCATAGTTCTTACGGATGCGTGCGTTGTAACTGGTCTGTACCCAAGTACCACCAAGTCCCAACTCGTTAGCCAAGTAATCTTGGATACGGTGTTCCTGCTCATCCGGTACTACAAGTACACGAACGACTGTGTTGTTGCTATCTACTTCTGCTGCGTGAGCCATTTGTTTTCCTTTACGCTATTGGATATCTAATAATTACTACGCCTGAACCGCCTTGACCGCAAGTAACACCATCGGCGTTACCGCCACCACCGCCACCGGTATTAGTCAAACCGTTGTTAGAAGATCCTGTGTTCTTGCCTGCACCACCACCACCGTAACCACCAGCACCGCCAGCGTAAGTGTTACCACCGCCACCACCGCCACCACCAAAGTAATAAGTGCCTGATACATTTTCTCCGATACCAGTTGCTGTTCCCCAAGATGAATAAGTAGATACACCTACTCCACCAACTCCACCTGTTTTAGAACCGCTATTAACGTCTCCGCCTTGTGCGCCAGCGCCACCGCCACCACCACCGGATGTATATGTTGTGGAATCTGAAAGAGCTAAACCACCGCTACTGCCTTGTCCTGCTGTGCCTGTTGCACGTGTATCAGAGCTTGGTCGTCCATAACCTGAACCACCACCAGAACCACCATTTAATCCGTTATTAACTGTTGAATAATCGGCACCTGCTCCACCGCCACCGACTGCTGCAGTAAGACCAGTAAAACTTGAGTTAACACCTGATGTTCCTTTTGCAGCGTTTGAGCCTTCGCTGTCTGTGGAACCAGCACCACCTGCGCCGATTGTGCAAGTATAACTAGTTGTTGTTAGTGATTGAGTTGCGTAGTAAGCAACTCCACCTGCACCGCCACCACCACGTGAGGCACCACCACCGCCAGCAACTACAAGTACGTCACAAGATAGTCCTGTCTGCGGTACGAAAGCACCGGTTGAAGTAAAGGTGTGGTACCAGTAAGTACCATCATTGATGATGTTTCCACCGCTTGCCTTTGGAGCAATCACAGGCGTTGTGCCTACTGCTGCTAGGCCGTATAGCGAGAAGGAACTATATTGAACAAAATCAGAACCGGCGTCGGGTGTAAATGTAATGCTTGTAATTGCTGCTGTATTGCTCCATAAGTTGGCAGCAAAACCAGCATAAGCAGTTGTTCCATTGTTCTCTGAAACACCATCATTAGATGCTGACTTGTAATTACTACTGGTGTAGTTAGGAATATAGAACTCAGCGTTACCAAATGTATTTGCTGTTGCATCTGTTGAAGATGCTTGATATGCAAGAAGCAATGAGTTAGATGCAGATGAAGCACTTGAGCCATTACCTTCCATTCTTCGGCTAGACTCGTTTGTGCTTGTGCCGTTGAACGATACATTCATAATATCTGTTGGAAAACCTGAACGAGTAATACGAGCAGACATAACAACCTTCAAATCGGTATAGCCCGATTGTGGGATGTTGGAGAATGTGACGCTTGCTGCTGAGGCATTGAGTTCAATGCGCTCTAAAAGAATGTAGTTAGCTGGCATTAGTTAATCTCCCTTAAGCCTTCAAGTAACGAACTATAACTACGCCGGATCCACCAGCTGCGCCTGAAAGGTTTGAACCTGCGCTACCACCTGCACCACCACCACCACCGCCTGTGTTAGCAGTACCAGTACCTGTTGATGAAGTTTCTTTAGCGGCACCATTGCCACCGCCACCTAATCCACCTAATGGACCTGCGCCTGCATCAAAGTACTTACCACCGCCACCACCACCTGCGAAGTAAACAGTTCCAGAAACATTCTGACCAAAGCCAGTTGCAAGACCCCACGTTGAATAAGTTGTAGAGCCAACACCACCAACACCGTATGTTGATGTTGAGTTCACTCCGTTAGTACCAGCGGCTCCTGCGCCACCACCACCGCCTGCTTGTCCATTAGATGAACCACCAGCAAAGCCTTGACCTGATGTTGCAGTTCCACCGCTAGATGTTGAACCGTATTGCGATGCACCACCACCTGAGCCACCGTTGCCACCAACTGTGTTTGCAGCTTGTGCTGCGCCGTAACCGCCACCGATTGCAGTGTTGCTATTAAATACTGAACTTGAACCTTGTGTTCCAATTCCTGGGTTGCCACCTGCTCCACCGCCACCAACGGTTACTGTGTAACCAGTTGCTGATAATGATTGAGATGTAAGACCAAGAAGACCACCGGCTCCACCACCGCCACCACCATTGTAACCACCAGATGCAGAGCCACCGCCACCACCGCCACCTGCAATTACAAGAGCATCAACGCTCAGTGATTGCAACGGAGTAAATGTACCGGTTGATCCGAAGACGTGGTAGTAGTACTGGTCATCTGAGTAGACAGTTCCACCAGTTGCCTTGGCTCCGACTGAAGCTGCAGCGATGCCGTACAACGAGAATGTGGAGCCTGTTTGGAAAGTGTAACCAATAGATATAAGTTGCAAGCTAGTAATTGCTGCGGTGTTTCTCCAAAGAGTAACTCCTGCTTCTGTTCCTGGATAAGCGCTACCTATAGATGCAGTTCTTTCTAAAACAGTTTTGTTAGTAGTTGTATTTGAATAGTTTTGTATATTTAAGATTGTTTGTGTATCAAGAGTTGAAGAGCTTGATGAAGTAATGTTGTACGCAAAAAGAGAATAAGATTGATTGGATGCTCTATCGCTAAGGGCGCTTGAACCAGTGCCATAAAGCGTAGTGATTGAGTAGTTACTTCCAGTATCTCCATTAAAACGCATACCCATAGAGTTACCAGAACCTGATGTTCCATATTTAGCAACAATAATTAAATCTGTGTACCCTTGTGGAATAGAGTTAAACGAGATGGTTCCAGTAGCAGTTCCTACTGTTACTTTATCAAGTGCAACGTATGTATTGGTAGCCATCGTCTCTCCTCTACTTTACGCCGTACAAGGCGAATTGCGTATTTGTATTGATTGTTGAACCGCTAAATGTATTATAAAAAGTAATTGAAGTAATTGTTGAAGTGGAACGCCAAGCGCCTGAATATAAACCAACGTATCCACTGCCACCATTTCTATCGTGACCCCACAACGAACGAGTAGTTTTAAATTTATTACTACTAGAATAATCAAGGACATCCATAACAAATGATCCAGGATAATCACTTGGCTGGCTAAAAGCGGCTCCCAAGAAAGTTGAGTTTGATATAGCTAAAGAACCTGCTACGCTGCCTGAACCGTAAAGTGTATGAGTGTTGTAATTCCCTGCAGAGTCATCATTAAAACGAACTCCTAAATCGTTATTTGGATGACTAGTAAGAACGTTTGCTCTAATTTGCAAATGCTTATATCCAGTCGGAATGCCAGAAATAGTTACGCTTGTTGCATTTGCAGACAATGTCAGCGTACCCAAAGCATCATAGGCACCGGCAGGTGCCCAAAGGTGTCCTGATATCTGGGATGCCCAGATTCCTAGAATTGGTGACATTAACTTAGGTCCCCCACGACTGTAAAGTTGTTGCTTGAGGTACAGATAATTGTTGCAGCTGAGTACTGCGCTCGCAGTTTAGGAGCAGTAGATGTAGCACCGGTTGATGTCAGCACTGTAGTTCCATCGCTGACGATAGTGACCTGTCCTGCACCAATCTGCTGTACGTTAATCTGCTGTCCTGCTGTGAAGGTACCGTTAGGTACAGTTAAGGTAATAGCGCTAGCGTTGCTTAAGGTAACCAACTTGTTAAGGTCACCGATTACCAACTGATACGTTGTACCGGTCTGTGCGTTGAATGTAAGATCTGTTGTAGCAGGTGTAGACCACTTAACACCAAGTGTCTGTGTGCTATCTACTGTCAGTACCTGACCGTTAGTTCCAACCGCTAGGTTGTCTACAGTTGCACTTGTCTGCGCTACAAGCAGGTCACCCTTTGCTGTCACAATAGCCTCAGGGATTGCAGCATCTGCTGTAGCAACTCCTGCTGTGAAGAAGGTTGCGTCATCTCCAGTAAAGACGTGCTTTACAGATGCGCCAGCTGTATGTGCGATTGCTGTAGTACCAGCCTCAGCGCGGTCAATAGTAAGTACATCTCCAGAGATGTTGGTGACCCAAACGATTTCCTCGTTGATGGTGTCATAGTCAAGTGCGACAGCAAAGGTATCTACGTTACCTGGCGATAACGTCACACCACCCATAAGTGCTGCACCCGTACCAGATGCTACTGTGATGCTCAAGGCAGAACTGTTAACACCTGCCGCTAATGTTGTGGCAACCGAAGTTGAACTATATTTTCTTGTCACTTGCTATTCCTCACTTCGTGTAGTGTAAACGCACTGGGTAGATGTTTGTAAGTTTGAGTGATTCATCCTGCAGTCTCTGGTTGTAGAGTGCATAGATGTAACGAGAAGCATTACCACCGGCTGCTCCTGGCACCTTGCTATCTGCAAGATCCGCTTCAGCTGATGTCAAGTTGATACGACCTGGGTCTACGAAGGAGAGCAGACGATATGCTGCGCCATAGACAATGACATCTCTACAGGATTCTGGTAGACCAGTTACTGCGCTGAAGTCATCGGTGCCACTTGTCATAGTCTGTGGCTTTGCCATATACCAAACCTGTACTGTTCTACCAGGCTGGATGTTCTCATAGATGTTAATAGTCTTCTGTGTATTAAATGTTGCAACGTTAGCCATAAGGTCTTGACGCCAACGGTTGATAGGCAACCACTCACGGCTTGAACCAGTAGTCTGCCAAGACATATACAAGATATTGTCTGCATCATCTGGTAGTGCGTATGTTGTCTGGCTTGCGTTAAAAGTAAATGTAGTTGAGTAAACAGCCCAGAGCTTAGGATAGACAGAGTTGATTGTGTCGTTGATTGCCTGCTGGATGTTGGTACGTGGGAATGATGGAGTAAGAATTACTTGTGAATTAACCGCGTGTGGAGCAGCTGAGGTTCCCTGATATCCGCGACCAAACCCAGGAGCCGCGTTCATTGTGTTGCTTGATTGTGTAAAGTTATCAACCCAGATGAGTTCATCATCAATTTCGATAATACCCTTAGCAAGGTTGGCTGATGAGCCAATCTGGATAGCAGTATCTGTAGTATTTAAAGCGCTCGTCAAGTAAGTAATACGATCTTGTCGCAAGGTAAAACCTGCGAGTGAAGAACGAATCTCACTGATGATATCGTTAAGGGTTGCCATCTAGTTTCTCCTTATAGAACTCAAGGTTTTTAACCAAGCGTTCATCATTTGGGTTTATCTCTACTGCTTTAGTTCCGTGCTTTACTGCTGTTTCAAAATCTCCAAGTTGCCAACTGCTAATTGCAATCAGGTCATCGGCCATTGATCCCCACGCCCAAGACTCAGACAAAAAGGACATAGGCTTCTTGTCATATTCCAAAGCCTTCTTTGCTACTAATAGGCACGCATCCCACTCTTGGTTTACGTAGTAATAGTTAGCAAGACCTAGTATTGATTCTCTGCACGGATACTCTTCAGTACCTCTTGTCAACCACTCTTCAGCATTCTTTGGGTCTGACTTAGATAAGATTCGACAAGCTGCGCTACGCTCTTCTGGAAAGATACTTAACTCTAAGTACTTCTTCAGTGACTCAGTAGATTCTTTCAACTGGTTATGGTAGGACTGTTCTCTACCAAGGTAGTACAAGTTTCTAGCATCTGGATTCTCACGCACTGCAGCCTCTAGTAGCGTTAAGTACTGCGCCCTAGACTTTGTCTTATCCTGCAAGTGGTGCGTTTCAAAACCTTCAATGCGACCTTTAACTTCAGGTTCTTCTTTGTACCATTCTGGTACTTCGTGGATTGGGTACTTCCACCTAATACCTTGTCTGCGGTGTACCTTAAAGCCATCAAACTCTGAAGCAACACTTCCGTCTTCGTGGAACGCTTCGATTCTTCTATACGAAGGTCTATCAATACCTGCAGCAAGGGGTGCTTCTAGCGCCTGTCGCCAACCAGGTGTGAGTACTTCATCTACATCTAGTGCAATGCAGTAATCAAAGTCTGGCGGTAGTAGCGCTAACGACGCATTTCTCGCGTCATCAAACCTAAAGGGTACGACAGATATTTCAAAGACAGTAATACCAAGACTTCTAGCAATTTCAACTGTTCTGTCTGTTGATCCTGTATCTGCGAGCAGGTGGTAGTCAGCTTCCTTTGTGGAGTTGTACCAACGCTCAACGTGTTTTTCCTCATTCTTACTGATTGTATAGATGGCTATTTTCATCTTGACAGTATAGCAAACTTACGCTATGTCACCTACGATAAGGAAGGTGTTAGATGCTGTACAGATAACGCTGGCTGCTGATTTATTAGTACGCAGCTTTGGCGCTGTAGTTGTAGCACCTGTTGAAAGAATGGTTACTCCAGATCCTTGAGCAAAGGTAACTTGACCTGCTCCATACTGGGCCACGCTGACTATGTCGTTAGCACTAAAGACTGACGGTGGCACTGTTACTGTAATCGCTGATGCGTTATTGCAAGTAACAATCTTGTCCTTATCACCGATAACCAATGTGTAGGTTGTACCAGTCTGAGTATTAAATCCTGTTAGGTTGTTTCCAGTTGCTCCGGTGGGACCAGTTGGTCCAGTTGCGCCAGTAGCTCCGGTAGGTCCAGTAGGGCCTGTTGCTCCCGTTGGTCCTGTATCTCCTGTAGGACCCGTAGGTCCAGTCGCTCCTGTTGCACCCTGCGCTCCTGTGGCTCCTGTAGGGCCTGTTGCTCCTGCTGGTCCTGTTGGACCAGGTACTGTTGAATCGGCCCCTGTAGGGCCTGTAGGACCCGTAGGACCGGTATCTCCGGTCGGTCCTGTCGCACCTGTAGCACCGGTTGCTCCGGTTGGCCCTGTAGCACCTGTGCTACCTGTTGCACCAGTAGGGCCTGTGGCCCCAGTTGCACCTGTTGGTCCTACAGATCCTGTAGGTCCTGTGGCTCCAGTGTTACCAGTTGGTCCCGTCGGGCCTTGTGCTCCCGTAGCTCCTGTAGCACCTGTAGCGCCCGTACTTCCAGTGGGTCCAGTTGCGCCAGTAGGTCCAGTTGCTCCTGTCGCACCTGTGCTACCTGTAGCTCCAGTCGGACCAGTAGGGCCAGTGTCCCCAGTAGGGCCAGTGGCACCAGTAGAACCAGTAGATCCTGTAGCACCTGTTGCTCCTGTCGCTCCTGTTGCACCTGTCGCACCGATTGGACCGGTAGGTCCAGCTGCACCTGTTGGTCCTGTTGCACCTTGACCGCCTTGCGGTCCTTGGTCTGCAGAAAAAGTTACTGATACTTGTGGAGTGATTGACTCTACGACAATAATTGTTGGCATTAGACCGTCACCCCTGGTGTCACTGTGAATTGTCCTTCAAGAATACGAGTTACTGTCACACCTGATGTCAGTACTAGGTCATAGACATAGCGACCTGGTGTGATATCTGTAATGGTTGCAGGGAAGTTAACGGTGACTCTTCCTACTAGAACATCGAATGTCATATAACCATTAGCAAGTGTTGCAGTTAAAGTTGTGCTAGTTGACCCAGTAAATGGGCGTACAGTCATTGTGCCTGTGTAGCCTGTTAAGTTCCAAGGTGTTGAGTCGTTCTTAATCTGGAACTGAAAATTAAATGTAGTCGCTTGTTCAAGCGTTAGGTTAAACGTCGCACTCATCAAGCACCTTCATCAATACTTTGGAGTGCTGCGTTTGCAGTAAGGCCAGTAGTACCAGCGAGGTAATTACATATACCAGTGTAGTCAAGGCGCCCATCCGCACCATCCGGGATACCCGCAATGTCATTAAGAACTCCTACTGTATCTGTATGGTAAATAGTTACAGAGCGTGCTGCAGCCCAAGCACGGGCTGCGCCTGCCTCATCAAGATAAGAAGTAATTGGAGGATAGGTGCCACCATTGGCTAGTCTATTTAATTCTGCTACCAGAGTTGATCCTGCGTTACCTGTTGGCACCGTCTACCTCACTTCTTCTTTTTAGATACTGCTGCGTTATCGACCAAGTTTGGATATGGTCGCCCTGCTGCTTTTGCCTTAGCCTTAGCTGCAGCCTTTTGAGCAGGTGTTAATGTCTTAGATGTTTTCTTAGGATTCTTTGTATCCCAAAATGCTTTCTTCTTCACCACTTCACCTTATCTGCCCAGTACGCCGCACTCATCTTGCCCTTGGCAATGTTCTTTGCGTGACGTGCTTTAAATGATGCTTGTCTTGCTGTTGGCTTCTTATCGCCAGTGACGCCTTGCTGACCAAAGCGGATTGTCTTTACCTTGTCGCCTTCTTTTGCAACGACAACGTGTGATTTAGTTGGATGGCTAGGTGTGCGCTTAGGCTTGTTAAAGCCTTCTACACCTGCACGTTCTAAGCGTGGATCCTTGGCCATTTACTTCTTCTTGCCCATTTTCTTCTTAGACATCTTTGCCTCAGAAAGAGCGATAGCAATAGCCTGCTTTTTGTTCTTGACTACTGGACCCTTGCTACCTGAATGAAGTGTGCCAGCTTTAAACTCGCGCATAACCTTGGCAACTTTCTTAGCGCCTTTAGCCTTCTTCATTACTTCTTCCTAGCATTCTTGCAAGTTGCACAGCTGCACTTGCAGCCCTTTTGTGGCTTACCTGCCTTGCACTTACATCCGCACTTAGCACACATTACTTCTTACCACCGACGCCAGTAGAGATTGACTCGTATGTCATATACTTACGGTTAGATGCAAACTGCTTGTCTGCTAGAGGATAGGCTTCTACTTCTTCAACGTTCTTGACATATTCAAACGCTTTGCCGTTTTCTTTAGCGTATGCTTCTTCCTTCATTTTTTACTCCTTGTATGTTAGGTTGATTCCGTCAAAGGCCTTGCCGCCTTCATTACTGATTCTTACTGCTGCATCAATATCAGGCTGTCTCGTTGAACGAGGTTCAATGCCTTGTCGAACTGCGTCGTAATACGCACCCAACTCTTTATCGTGCTGCTTGGCAGTGGGTATACCACGACTGCTTGCTGCACCTGTATTCATCTGAAGGCCCATAGCCTTGCATCCGAAGCAACCTGCTACTTCTTCTGGATGTACTTCCCAATGCTTTGCCATTAAGCCACCGGTGTTAGATATTCGCTGTAACCAGCATCTATTAGGATCTGCGCTTCTGCATCAGATAGCGTATAGGCGTGGCCACCTAGATAATAGGTGTCAGCATTTGCTAAGTCATCCTGATATGGAGTTCTGCTTTCAGTAACGGTTGTACCGTTTACTAGAAGTGTTACACCACGTGGAACATCTGTAAGAAAAGATGGCACAGCTCCAGTATAAGAACCACCAGCAAGTGGTCGTCCTGCCAAACGTGCATACGTATTAAAGTATGTACTGTCACACCAGGTTTCGTTCTCCCAAGGAGTTACCAAGTTATACGGCATTCATCTTCCCTTCTTAAGTGATGAAGGGCAGGTTTCCCTGCCCCCCACCGTTGCACTTAGTTGATTGAAGCTGCTGACTCAATACGATAGAGTGCTGCTTCACGGAGGCGTGCAAAGCCACCCATATAGTACCAACCGATGGTACGGAAACGACGGAGTGCGTCAATCTCTGGTCCGATAACGGTAGAGATGTCCTGACCCTGTGCTTCAGCAAGTGCTTCACGACCAGCGATAACAGCCTTGTAGACGTTAACTGATCCTGAGTTTGCAGCGAATGGGACACGTGGTGTCTCAACTACAAACGCACCTTCGATTACGCCAACTGCACCAGCCACGAATGGTGTGCGGTCAACGTACTGTGTGAGCGCCTGGAAGCCGCCTGTGCCTGATTCAGCACGGAGGTCAGCTGCCTGACGTGGGTGGAGGTATGCAGCGTACAAGTCATTGATACGTGGCACAGCCTTGTTTGTGCGAAGCTGTGTTACAGCCTCACGGATATCAGCAACAGCCATTGTCATTGAAGATGTGATGGTGTTGGTTGTTGTTGCAGTTCCTGCGTAGATGACGTTTGAGCCACCTGTAAGAACTCCAGCAACTACAGCATCAATAGAGTCTGCTGAGTTGTAAGCGATGATGTCAGCAAGTGCTGAGTCTACATCGTTGAAAGAAGTTAGGTTTAGCTTCTTTGTTGTTGTAACTGCTGAACCGTATTCGTTCAGTGTTACTGTAACCTGGTTTGGGTTACCTAGTGCAATGCTTGATACATCTGATGTTTCTGTCAATGTAGATGTAGCCTGAGCTAGATCTGAATAGATTGAGAATACAACTGATGAACCTGGCATTGCCTGTTGTACTGGCTTGACATCTGCAATCGCACGCATTACCGGGATGCTACGGAGAGCCATACGAACATATTGGTCGTATGCGGTTTTGACGAGGTTGCTAATGTCCGATGTTCCGGTTAGGGAACCTGATGGAATTGCCATTAGGCGCTACCTTTCGTTGTTTGGGTTGAGTTAAAGTCCAGACTGACGAATAATCTCATCCAACTCATCTTTGCTATTTGCATTCATAAGACGGGACATCACGTCTGCGCCTCGTTCTGGTGACAGTCCTGCATCAGCAGTACCAGTCATCTTCTTGTATGCAGCAATATCAGCTGGATCTACATTCGTAGTTTGGTTCTGGCCAAGGTCAATACCGAATACATCGGCATAGTCCTCAAGCCACTTAGACACAGACTCCTCAGTTGGGTCAATGTCCTGTGGAATAAATGCAGAAATCTTCTGATTTACTCCTCGACGTTCGAGGGCATCCTTGATGGATCTCTCGCGTTGAGCCTTGCTTAGTCCATCAAACTTATCGCGGAGTTCCGCAAGTTCTTTGTCCTTCTGCTTAGCTGCTTTGCGTAGTTGTTTAACAAGGTCATTCGATTGGTTATCACCATTGGTGGTGATGTCGTCGTCTTCATCCTCGTAGTCGTAATTGGACATAGTGGTCCTTCTCCCTATTCGTTAGTTGAATTGTCGTTAGCCTCATATTCGTCTGGGGAAACGGTATGGCTCTAACTACCGGTCTTAAAACACTCCTTGGGGCCGGTAGGTCCAAGGCAGGTCTATTTATATTTGGCCTTGGCCCATTGCTCTTTCTCGGCCAAGTGCTCCTGCTGCTGCTCCGGTAGTACCAGAGAATGCAGCCTTTTCAAGTCCTGTTAGTTTCTTACGGCGAGCAGATGCTGCCTCAGAACCCGCAAGACCAAATACTTCTTGTTCTGCTTCTGTCTGTCCGTATGGTGACTGACCATAAATCTCAGCAAGTTGTGCTCCACGTGGGGCAACACCGGCTACTGTCTGATAGCCCTGTTGTGCTTGTTCCTTAGTAACTCCATAACCAGCAAGTTCCATTGCACGTGCTGCTGTTGTTGACAAGTTCTGTGCCATAGCAGCGCCACCGATTTCAGCAGCTGTTACCTTGCGCTTAATTCCTTCAAGACCCTGTGATGGATCTAGTGCGTAAGCCAAGATATCGCCATTGTTAATGTCTGGGTAGAATGCCTTAAGAGCACTAGATACCTCTGGGTTGGCGTTAATAACGCGCTTCTGTGCTGTAGAGATTCTGTCTTCTAACTCTGTAGCAGATACATCTCCAGCAATAAACTTCTCGAATCCAGCTTGCTTGCCTGTCTTATCCTTTGTGTAATAGGTAGCAGGAAGTCCATAGTTACGCATAACATTCTGGTACTGGTCCTCTAGTGCTACATACTCAGCAGGGCTAAGGGCTGAAAGACCCGCAGCAATGCGTGCTTCGTTAGCCTTAAAGCGATCCTTGTAAGCATCAGTTCCACGCAAGCGTAGACCAAACTCAGATACTGGAGTATCGTTAATAAGTAGATTCTTGATGTCTGTAACTAAAGACCCTAAGCCATACTGCTCAAACTCCATACGAAGGATGTTGTAAGCGCTAAGGCGCTCTGCAGTCTTTTCCTCTTGGCTCATTCTATTAAGTACATCAGAAGTATAACTCTTTATAAGAGTCTGAACTTCATCGGCGTTAAGACCAGAATTAGGAATTACTGGAGTAGCCGATATTGTTTCCTTTGTAGCTTTAGTTTCTTCAGTAACTTTAGGTGTTGTCTTTACCCCAGGAACGTTCTCTCCGGTAATGTAATTAGGTGTTGCTGTAGGTTGATAACTTGCAGGCGCACCGCCAATAGTTACAGTTGGTTGAAGTGTTGTAGCAGGCTTATATCCAGCCGGTGCTCCACCAATAGTAACTGTTGGTTCTAATTTTTTCTTAGCCATTGTTACCCCATAAATCCGAAGTCTCGGAGGACGGTAGTAGCAACAGATGCTGCTTGTTCCCGTGCCTTATTTGTGTACTGCCAACGGTCATCTTGACGTAATTCTTTTTCAAAGTCATAGATAGACTTAGTTCCAACCTTGCCATCTGGAAGAGTATAAGCCATAGCGTTACGAATCTTTGGGTCAAAGAGGTCAATGGCTGTGTCTGGTATTTCAAGGATATTGCTCATAGACTGGATATAAGGATCTGCTAGTGTCTTAAGGTCAAGACCTGCTTTAATCTTATCCGCTAAAGATGGGAAGGCTTGTGCAGCACTTTCACGAATTGTATTGAAAACTGTGTTCTCATCTACAACTCCAGCAACAATATTATTGGCGTATGACTTAGCTGCTGAATCTGAAAGCATAATGCCGTTATCAGAGGCAAGTCTCTTTACTGCTACGAAGTACTTACCAGAAGGACCTTCCGGAATCGCAAGCTCATTAAGTTCTTGTACTCCTGCGGCCAACTGAGATTTAATAGTAGTCTCAAGAAAGATTGAAGGATCTTCATTATCGGCGGTAAGATACGAGGTATCTACTAGAACGCCATTCTTGTAAGTCTCTTTGACTGTGCTCTTAGAAGCACCTGTCTTAGACTTGTACTTGTTCTTAAGTTGAGGTATCCAGGTTGTTAACTCTGTCTGAGAAGCGTCACGGCCATAGTACTTCTGGAATGTCTTATTAACTGTATCTGCAAGTGTAGTATCGGCAGGTATGTTATTACTTACATAAGTACGTGTGAAAGTACCAGACTTAGGTGGCTTAGGTGTCTTGCCAGCAGTTCCCTGATTTCTAGCAGCACGAGCAGCGTCTGCCTGTTCCTGTGTTATGGAACCATCTTTGACAAGAGCATCGTAAAAATCTGCCATTATTTAACTTCCTTTGGTGTAAGCTGCTTATCTACTACTAGGTCTTGTGACAAGAATCTATCGTGGATATAAGCAAAACCTAATTTATCGTCACGCTTTAACTTATTGATAAAGCCATCAAATATGATTCTTAAATCAGCATTGGACTTTGCTTCGATTGACTTTGCTTCTCTAGTAAGAAGTTCTTTTGCGATAACTTTTCTAAACTCAAGATATCTGTCAACTGACTTCCAAGTTGTATTATTTTTATTGTTCTTGATAAAATCTGGATCAGTAAGAATCTTGCTTAAACCTGCTATGACTCGGTTAGTCTTTGACCCGTCTGAGTCAAGGTAATCGTCATACCAAGCTGTGCGTACATACTCGCCAGACTTCTTATCAAACATAGGCTTTCCATCAACGTCAGTCTGTACTGCAAGTTTATTGATAAATGCAGCCTTGATAATAGCCAAGTCTTCCGCACCTGTTTGCTGAATGGATGTTAGTCCACGAGCAGCAAGTTCTGTGTCTAGCGCATCAGCAAACTTGTTGTACTGAATCCAACCCTTTTCTGCATCAGTCTTCTTCTGTGCTTCAGCAGGGCTTTGTGATGAAAGGAATCTATCAGGGGCATCTGCTGACACACGCTTCTTGTAAAGATAGTCGTATGCAGATTGTGAGAACTCGTATCCGGAAGGATCGTTAACAATTAAACCAACTAACTTAGGGTCAATATCAACTACTTCGCCAATAAGTTTGTCATACTTTTTAATGTTTTTTGTAGCAGCAACTGATGATTGAACACCAGTTGGATTCTTTGAAAGGCTAGATGTAAATGAGAAGAACTCTGGATAGTCTTCTAGGAACTTAGCGTCTGCATTGATTCCGTATACACGTCTGTACTCACGTGTCTTATCGAGGTAGTACTTGTAAGGAGTATCAAAACGTGGGGCAAACGGCATAATAAGGTTTGCAGCAACACGCATATTCCAGTAGTCCTTTGTCATTCTAAGGACTTTCTCTGGGCTTACTGGGTCACGTCCATTGCGCTTTGCACGCATTTGTTCTGTGTTCCAGATAAGTTGATAAGTACGAGCAAACTGTGGGTCATCTTGACCTGCTGCACGTGTCTGGAATCTTTGTACCCAAGCTGGCAATAAGCCAGATGCTGCATCCTTTGGATATCCGTATGGGAACAACCACTTAAGAGTTTCTCTTGTATCAGGTTGATTCTTTGTAATCTCAGCAACTGGGATTGCTACGTATGGACCGGTTGGGAATATATCGCTAAATACATTTGGATTACCCTTGTTGTACAAGGCATCCATTCCACCCTGGAAAATAATATCTAGTGATGCTTTAGGAATTCCAATTTCAGTAAGTGACTTTAATCCAGGGACTGCTTGTGTTAATCCCTTTGGAAGGCTAAACCACATAGTGTCATTACCTGAAGTTTGTCCAGGTGGGACAATATTGCCGTCTTGATCTGTGACAAGGCCAGCTTCATTTGGAGCCTGCCAAACCATATAACCACGATTAACAATGGCAGGGTTTGCTACTGCAAACTTCATCCAAGTCTTGTAAGAGTTTTCCTGTGCTGAGAAGAATGGGTTAATGTATTTCATAACCATAGCAAGATTACTCTTGCGCTCAATATTAAAGAGCACCTTCTTCATCTCACGAAGAGCAGACTTTTGAGCTGCAGCCATAATCTTCTGCTGGTCCTCAAATGATATTCTATCTCCCTTAAGTCCTGCAACAATATCTACGCGACGACGTGCTTCCTCGCGGTAGAAATGTACGTATAATGGGTTGCGTGCCAATGTGTCTTCTGGCAAAGTTGCAAGTAACTTAAACGCACCGTTAATAAACTTCTTTACTACGTTATCTGACTTGTTAAAGAATGTCTCTTCAAGTAGATGTCCGTGAATGATAGGTAGGTCAGTTGGGTCTTTAAATGTACCGCGCAAATCCTCTGCGGTTATATCGCTTAACTTGCTACGCAAGTTTGAGGAAACCGGTAAGTATGTATCAAAGAAGTTGCTGATTCTTGTAACGTACTCAACTGCTTCATCTGAAGGTATTGAAAGACGATTACGTAGGTCACGTCCTTCTGGAGAAGTCTTTAGCCACTTAGCGATATCATCAATAGTCTCGCCATTAACGAGTTTCTTTACTACAGCAGAGTTACCAAACTGCTGACGTAGTGTCTGTGCCCACTGTTCAAAGTAAGCAGGATCTGTAGGGCGAACAGCACCGATACCCTTTGATGCTAGGTTACGTGCGTACATATCAGTATTGCTATCGACCATACGTTCAAATGAGTTACCAGATGAGGCAATCTTACGGAACATATCACCTAGTGGCCCACCAAAGGCATCGTCTATTTCATAGACCTGACCATCAGATGTTGTTATTTCAAATGTACCAGTACCGATACGGTCTTTTGGCTGTGCCTTTTTAGACTTATTAAGAGCCTCTGCGTAACTGTTATACACAGCAAGTTTTTCTTCTTGAAGAAGTTTAAGTGTGTTTACTTCACCTAGTAAATCTACATCTTCTGGGTCAAGAGACAACTTGGCTTCTGCTGCACCAATCTTGGTCTTTAATTCATCAAGTTCACGAATAACTCCAACGCTTGCTTTCTGAACTTTCTCAAGTGTTGCAGTGGTTCCAAGAGGGCTGTACTTATCAACCAATCTTGCTGGAACTCGTACTGAATTATTAACAATGTTCTTGATACCAGGACCTAGGTGACGAAGAGATGCCATAGCACCAACGGATGCAGCGATACGAAGCTGTGAATCAATAGCGTTACGCTGTGTATAGCCAAGGCGAAGCAAAGCTCCAGCCTTAAACAAGTCCTGTACTACGTCTGCTGCGTTAAATATTCTGCCTGAAGCGCGACCAAGGGTAGCGTTAATTGTATTTGCGTTACGCTTGAGCACCTTGTCTAATAGGTCAAAGTCCATCAAAGGCAGGAAGTCAGCGCTCTGTGATTCAAGTTGCTGTACCTTGATAATCCCACCGTCAGTATCAACCATAAATCCACGATCTTGGATTGACTTCAAAGCGGATGTACGAGCACCTTTGTAATCGTTATAGATGTCGTTGATTGCTTCTTCTGTAATCTTATACTTGGCAGCTAACGCTCTTACTGCAGTCTCTTCAATATTTTGGGTAGCAATAAATCTTTGCTCAGGAGTTGCTGCAGCAATATAGCTATTAAGAAGACCGTTTGCCTGTTCATCGGTAAAAAGTCCAACTCTTTTTACAGTAGATGGTGTTCCTTTAATAGCAGATGTTGGGCGCAAGCGCTCAAGTGTTGCAACGACTTCTCTATATGAATCTGGGTCATTAAAGTCTACAAGTCCTGCTGGACGTTCCCCTTGGCTCCAAGAGATTTTCTGATATAAACGGTGAAATGGAGTTGGCTGGTAAACTTCAAGTTTAGCTGCGCCTACTGTTTGGTCGTAGAACTTAATAGCACGAGCTGTTGCTACGAAATCTTCTGCCTGCTGTAGTCCCTTACCAGTTGTGCGTGTAAGTGAACCACCGCCTTCACCAACCTGCATTAACTTAGCAAAATACTTATCAGATGCAATTAAAGATGAGTAGTTATCCTGCGCTTGTTTAATAATAGTAGGATTATCGTTTAAGAAAGGTAGCATTCCACTACCGTCTGGGGCAGCAAATAACTTAAATTCATCTACTGCGGATAAATCTCCGCGAGCAGCCTCTAATGCGTCTGTAATATATGCACGCTGCAAACGAAGTTCATCCATTGCTGCAGGATCACCTAGTGCAGAACGTAGAATCATTGCTGTTTCATCGCGGTCTACAGAATCACCTAGTAAATGCGCTAATAGTCCTGGCTGTGAAGAAGACTTAACCATTGGATGGTTTAAAGCGTACAAGGAATCATTCTTAGTAAAGTCATCTAGTACTTTACTGAAGCGATTATTAACGCCAAACTGAGCCTTAGTAATATCTTCAGCTGCCTTTGCTACAACATCTGAATTTTTAAGTAGTCCCACGCCTAATTCGCTGGCCTTTGCTACCTTTGCAACCTTACCACCAGCAAGAGTTACATCACCAAAGAACTGTGCTAGTAAATCAACGCCACCTGATGAGGCTTTGCCCCAAGCACTCTTCTTAAATGCTGCATCACGCTGTGCTGGATCGTAGATATTAAACTTTGGGTCATACACTGAGCGCCCTGCGCCCACTACTGCCTGACCAAATGAAATTTCTTGAGCGCCTTTATAGGCTTTACGCCATAAGTTAGGGTCAAAGTAGCCAAGTTCAGCAATAAGTGGACCTTCACCGGTAACACCGCGCTTGTTAATCTCACCAACTGCTAGTGCAACAGTAGTAAGTGGCTCACGAATGTACTCTTGGTTGATATAACCAATACGCTCAAGTGCTGGCTGTACGCCAGGTACCTTCATAATAGCGCCTGCAGCAGATGCTAAAGGCTTGATAATATCTTTGCCTTCTTTTTCTGCAGCAGTTTTAAATGGTTGAATAAAACCGTTGTATTCTTCTGCACCATTCCAAGGCGCAGTTCCTACATCCCAAGCAAAACGTGCAGCACTTCCTGTTGCTTCAAGAATTTCACCGCCAAATTTAGCAGTGTTCTTTACTGCAGTAGTTGCTACATCACCAATTCTGTTCCATATACTCACAGATTATCCCATAACTGCCTAATAGCTGCACGTGTTTCTGGTGAGGTATTTGGCTGGTCTGCAATAAAATTTAATACTGGCTTGTAATCAGCAATAGCTGCTCTAAAATTAGTGTCGTCTTCCTTACGCATAGCAAGTGCTTCTGATCCTGCACCTGGCCCCATATCAATACCTTCTGTAACAGGTACATCTGGGCGCTCTGTTGGAGCATATAGCGGAGTAAGCGCTGCTTGACGCACAGCAGATGCTGGCGTTCCCTTTACATCAGGAGTAGTAGCAAGAGTAGCACCGGACTTAATAGCCGCAGTTTCTTGACCTTCTCCGTATGAGGTTGAACCCATATCGAGTTTATCGGTACGAGTTGAAAACTTGCCTGGACCGGAAGGACCCGCTAATGGATTCATTGGCGCTGTTGTCATCTGTCCTCCTCTAAAGTCTCTAGGTCTTGTGTCATCTGTTCCCACGCCTGAGACTCTTCGCTCTTGCGGTTGTAATTATAGATGCTTAATTCTAATATTGATTCAAAAAAAGTTGCTACTGAACTTGCTAGGTTATATGCGAATTCTGCAAACAACACTATAAAGTGAGAAGAGCGTACGGGAGGACGTACTTTATTGTCTTCCATCATCCCGCACGCCTTTCTACTTATTAAGCCTTCTTGCCTTTGCGAGCTGGTCCGGCATAACCGAATTCAACTTTGCCGCCTTTAACTGATCCTGCCTTTGTATCAACCTTAACTGGCTGTACTGGAGCTGGAGCGTGTGATCCCTTGTTCATATTTGCACCTCCTTCGGTTACGCTGCGCCGGTGATACCGGCTAGTAGTGTCGCTATATCGGGTTTTTGACCAGCAGCAGGGGCCTGACCAGCTTGTTCTTGTGGAGGTTGCTGCGAGGCAGGAGCGGGGGCCGCGCCTGCTGCTGGAAGTTCTGGGCCACCCATTGGTGGCGTTGCCATTTCTGGCTGTGGTTCAGGTGTAAATACCTTCTCCACGATTGATTCTAGTGCTAATCCTTTTTGGCGACCTTTGATAACCTCTGCGATACGAGAGACAATCTGAGAAGGGTCTTGCCCCTGCGCCGCAAGAGCCGGTATCGCTTGTGCGTACTGGGCAACAGAAACGCGAAGAGCATCGCGCATCTCTTCAATATCAACACGCTGTTCCTCCTGTGTGACGTTAAGGTCCATTGGAATCTCACGACGTACATAGTCGCGTGAAACCAACTTGTCTGAACGCATCTGAAGAAGTGCAATGATTGCACGTGATGGGTCCATACCGGACATAATTCCGTAGCGTACTTCTACTCCGTACTCGCCACGAATGTCACGAGAAGGTGTGTACTTCAAGACATACGGTGTTCCATCTTCAGAACCCTTAATAGTCTTCTGTACGTTTGAGAATAACTTTTCGTCTACTTCAAAGCATAGCCCAATAAGATCGCCAAACATTCTGGCGAATTGCGCTTGTGCGGATTTAATCTGAGTATCAAAGCCAGCCTGCAGTTCCTGTACTCCACGACCAGTAATAACACTCGCGTTGAGGTTTCCGGATCGTGATTCAGGGTAACGAGCGCCAAGCCGTAGTTCACGTTCTAGTACTCCCGACTCTGTAAATACTCCTGGTGGAAGTTCTAGTCCAACACGACGAATGTTCTGTGGCTGAGATGAACGCATAATGGAGTCTGGACCAAGAGCAAGTTCCTGCACATCCTGTGGGATAGCAATAGGTGCTTGGATAGACTTTTCAGCTGCCTGAATCTGTAGGATTGCAAAGCGAGCACGTGCGAGCTGTACTGCTAGTACATCATCAAACTGACCGCGTGCTTGACCATCAAGAGATGGGCGCATAGCAACGTGTACAAGACACTTGCCAACTGGGTTTGGTGTACGTACAAGAGTTAGGTTTTGACGTTCAGGTAGGAAGATAAGGTCTTGCTCAGCGTCGTGGTAACGGACCATAGTGATGTATGGGTTACCAGGCTGATAGTTATTTTTCTTGTAAATCTGTTCTGCAAACTCTGGGTACTGGGATGCAAGAGTTTCTGTGTCAGTATTGAGAACCTGAGTCAAAGAGACTACGCGGCCAAAGCGGTCCATCTCTGGGTAGCAACCCCAAGGGTTGAGCAGGCGCATACGTGGATTGTTAGAGTCGTAGTCCATCTCGACCATACCAATCATCATTCCGTATGTGTTGTACCAGTCGGCACCTTCATACATCTGAAGCTGTAACTCTGATACGCCGACATAGAAGTTAGCAATACGAGTTCTAGTATCAGCAGCGCGACGGGCTGTATCGGAAACCATATTGGACGCAGAGCAGTTAAATGATGGAAGTGGAGCCATTGCTTCTGCTAAGTCACGGGCAGCAACGTCAATAAAGTTTGCTACGAGTGGCTTAGGGTAATCCTCTGAGAACATCGAAGGGTAGACCTTTGATAGATCTCCTTGACGCACCGAAAGGACGTCACGCATACGCTGGTCGCGGGCTGCAAACTTGGTCTGCAAGCGACCTAACTTCGCGTTAACTTCTTTTGGTGTTAGCACTGGGGTTCCTTACTTACTTTTTAGTTGAAGACTTTGTTGTTCCTGAATTGATTTTTACAACCTTAGCTGGCTTCATATTCTTTACTGAAGACTCTTCCATCTTTGCTCTTTTACCAGTTGCAATATCTTGTGTTCTTTTGTTGCTAAACTCATTCATTCTTTTGGCTTCAGAAGGATTACCTCTGCGTACCTTTACACTATTCTCAGCAATAGTTTTAGGTTGTACTTTTTCTACAACATAACGAACTGCTTTTTTAGTGTTGGCAACTTCTTTTGCTGATTTCTTTTTTGCAACAGCAGACATTGCTTTACCTGCTACTTTGCTTGCAACTTTAGCAACCTTTGCAGCAGGGCGTGTATATGTACCGCCTGCAATTCCTGGGCTGCCCTTACCGCCTGATACGTTCTTCATTGCCATATTAGTTTGCCTTTTTCTTGTAAAGTCCTGGATACTTTTTATCTAAAGCCTTTGCTTGGTCCTTAGCAGCTTTCTTCATTCCCTTTTTAGAAAGTTCAACTGCAATCTGCTTTTCAGCCTTAGTAATTTTTGGTTTTGCTGACTTTGGAATAGTAGATCCTGCTGGTCGGCTTTTAACAACTTTAGAATTTGCAGCAATTTTAGCTTTGGTAGCAGCGCGAGCTGTCTCCCACTTTGTCTTAATCTTTTTGTACTGAGCATCTTTTTCGGCTCGTGTCAGTTCACGTAATGGTTTACCTGTAGCATCTACTACATCTGTACGAGGCTTGCGAACTGCCTTGGTAGCCTGAATGTCAATGTCATCAGGTCCTGTTCCGTATGTTGGCTTGCGTGTTGCCATTAGTTTTTACCTGGTTTTCTGTTCTTAGACTTTGACTTGTTATACTCATCCATTACGTATGCACCAGTTACAGCGCCTTTGGCGTAAGTACCGGCTTTCTTTGTAGTCTCTCTAGCAACTCTGCCCTTTGTTACAGTAGTTTGTTGCAAAGGAGTTTGTCCCTTTGTCTGTTTTACTACTGTTACCTTAGTTCCTTTTACAGGAGACTTGACGCCTTCCTTGAATTTCTTAGGAGCTTGCTGAGTAATGTTTGCTTTGCTGCCTTGAGTAAATTTGCGAGTTACGGTCTTGCCTTCAGTAGCAACCATTTTTCCAGCTGTTGTTTTAGATACAAATTTTCCAACAGTGCTTGCTGCCTTACCGGTAGGGATTAAATTGGCGACAGTTACTAAACCTGCTTTTGCGCCTTTTCCTATAAGTTTTATATCTTCCTTAAGGCCTTCTTTTAATGAAGGTTTGGCTTTCTTCTTAGCCATAGTTATCTCCTTAGACAAACAGTTTGTTTTGGTTAGCAAGCATCTCGTCTATATTGACGACTACTCGTTTGCGCTTTTCAGCGCTAGTTAAAAATGGATTCTTCAAGTGGTGTGTGGCGTACTGGCCGTAGTTGAGCATCTCACGTGCTCTAATCTCACAGAACCAGAGTGCCATTACCATATCGGTCTTACCCTTAGTAGTTGGTGTCCAAGTAATCAACTGCTCGATAAGAGCCTTGACATTCTCAGTCTGGTCACTAGGTAGATGTATTAAGTTATCTCGGTGGTGCTTACCATCGTGTTGCTTGCTACCGAATAAGGTAGCCATAGATGCAACACCGAAGCCTGAGTCCCACTTATTAGAACCGGTATGGTGTTCTTTGAGTAGAACGCCACGAGATGCCAAGAATTGCTTGATGCCTTCGTCTTGAGTTAAGAAAGCCTGAAAAGCGTTCTTCTCAATAATCCACTCACTAGGTGAATAGAGGCTAGTCCAGTTAAGGATAATGTCACGAATCTGCTGAGGTGAGGGGCGAGTCACTTTCATAGCATCTACGATGTAGCGTTTGTTGCTACCGCGATCTACGGCGTAACAGATAGCTGCGGTGTCACCGACAATGGCCGGGTCCATACCACAGATAATAGTAAAACCACTTAAATCTTTTGGATGGCCCGGATGTCCTGGCTCAAGTCTGCCGGACTTACGCATTCCATCAATCGAGCCACGTACACATACTGGGTCAAAGGCTGCGTTTTCAGATACATCCTGTTGCTGGTAGACCAGCGCCCAAGTACTCGCATCCATTGCTTGGCGTTCATTGTAAAGGTTACGACCAGACCAACGAGGATATAGACCGTCTTCGTTCTTATCTGTCTCTTCTTGTCCGTCAAATGGAGCATCTGAGGCAGGCCATAAGGTAACCCACTTGTCGGGGTCCTCATCTATCTCAAGAAGGGCTGGCATAGCCAAGTACTTCCAAGGGACTAGCCCACCTGGGTACCGGTCCTCGGAGCGAAGCTCGCGGTACAAGTCAACGGATGCAACTCTAGTACCAATAACAATCAACTTACCGGTTGGGTTAAGACGGGACCGGACGTCCTGGGTTAACCAGCGTATCTGCTTCTCAAACTCATTAGCGTTCTTGAGGGTGACCGCGTCATCGACAATAATCATATCGGCACGCTTACCGTAAATCTGACCGCCGATACCGACGGCCTCGATGTTCGGATCCTTTTCAGAAGACTCACGGAGTTCATCACCGAAGGTGACGCGGGTTGCTTGCCAAGAAGCGGTTTTGGAATTAAACCCTACGCCAGCAGCATAAGCGCTCTGCAAGTCTGCATACATAGGATGCGTCAGTCGCTGCTTGATGGCGTAGAGAAAGTCGGCAGCTAACTGCTGCGTTTGGGATACAATCAAAACTCGGAAGTTTGGGTTCTGGGCTACCTTCCAGGTTACGTAGTCTACGGTGACCGTAATGGACTTTGCGTGGTTTGGCGGAATGTTAATCAGAACTCGGTTTGCCGCTAGCCCCGGCTCATACTTCATACTAGGATGGAGCCAGCTAGGTTCCCGACCCTCAATGACATCTATGAGGTTCTTCTGATGGGCAAAGGTCTGGCTGTGCAGGAATCGCTTACGGAACTCGACGAAGTCGATATCGTGGACATCCCCTGAGGCAAAGGACTTTTCTTTCAGTCCGAGCCTAGTACGATCAATCTTATCTGCAAATATCTTATCGGTGCGGCGGTAGTACTCATAGGTTTTCATTGACTTACCGGCCGAGCTGCAAGCGGCGTCAATGGTCATACCTTCTGCTACACAGCCAAGAATAATTCTCTTGGCTATATCTGCTGAATTCTCTGCCACGTATTCTCCTAATAGTAAACGGCCCGAAATGGGCTGACGAGGTGTCGTCTGCTAGGTGAATTTTTAATTCACCCGCCGGAATGTTTCCTTTATACTAGGTTGGAGAGTTTCCTAATACTGGGCTGATAATCTCAAAATATAAGATTCAATACTGGATAGACCTATCCCGCATTTAGTGGTACTGCTCGCTTCGCCCTAGGGGGCTACGCGAAGGGTTTCACCCGTAGCGTACTGGGTCGTAAACCGGACCCTTCCCCGCTTTACTCCCCTACTATATATAAGGCGCTAAAAAAGACGCCGTTTGCGTATTGTGCTATGTGAGTCGTATCACAATATATATAACCGCAGGTCAGAGGCTAGATCACAGCTTTAACTTTAGCAAATATTTTTTGTTGGGGAGTATATACCCTCTGCGCTTGCGAATTAAGCATATGGGGTCTGTCTCACTCCGTGAGACGGGGCAGGGCTAGGGCAGGGCTAGACGCAGGCGGGGCAGACCGTAGACAGATAGGCGGGAATTGTCTGCCCTGTTGTGTAAGGTGGGGCGGGCTACTAACCAACCGGCACGCCAACCGGCAGACCATCGACCTCCTAACCGGACGCAGCTGTAGCTCTTTACCAGGATCCAAGAGTCGACTCACTAGCCGATTGCGATCCGAATCAAGAGCCGCAGCTGTAAAGTGATTGAAGATTCAACTATCTAGCTGCCTTTGAATTGTCGACATATCGACATAAGCAAGGCCAAGGCTCTCAGCTAATTCTCAGCTAATCGTTATCAAACTGTTATGTAAATATGCTTGACCGGGCGCAGCTATACGGTAGAGTGAGCTCATAACTTAATAACCCACTAACAGAAAGAGGACACAATGACACGCAAAGATTACGAGCTAATCGCAAAGTCAATTCGCGTAGATCGCGAGACACTAGACAAGGCAGGCCAGAAGGCTGCCGATGTAATCACCCTTGGCCTAGCCGATCAGCTCTTGGCAATGAATCACCGATTCGATCGCTTGCGATTCCTAGAGGCTTGCGGGGTTGGCGAATAATGCCATCTCCAGACATCTGCCGCAGCTGCGGCCACGCCAACATAAACCGTTATTGCGATTGCTGCAAAGATAGCTGCAAAGGGGAAGAATAATGTCAAACGCACAAGAGCGATTCAATCAATGGATCCAAGAGACCGCCAAGCTAGACATATCAACTAAAGAGGGATACCACGCGTTAGATGGAGCCCTTACCGAATTGAATCGAATCACCCTGGAAGCTGCAAAGGATATCGAATGGTAAGCATAGAAAGGCACGGCGTAGATGGGTTTACGATCTACGCGACAAGAGGCGGCTATCTGGTAAGCAAGCGATTTATAGGGTATAGTGTGAAAGAGGCCAAGCGCCTCTTCATTGAAGAGTACGGGAGAGAAGATTAAATGCAATGCGACTATTGCGATCGTGATGTGACCATTAAAGATTCGCCAGGCGTTGGGTTTGAAGTCTGGCGTACCTACAGCTGCGGATCGCCCGTATGTGCTGCAAGGGGGCTAATGCCCAAGAGAGAGAGGATATACTAATGAATGAGCTCGCATATCTTGGATCCATATTGCTCACTTTCGCAGCTTATGCGATCGCAGGTTGGGCGCTATGGCAGCTCATAGAAGGAGCCTTCTGGCTCTATTGCAAGATTACTGGAAAGGAGTACTAGAATGGAATGTTTACAGCTAGAAGAGGCGTCTATCCCTTGCCTACGCCATCACGGCGGAGCTTGGGCCGGTTGCACTCTCATCTTCTGCGTCGATTGCGGCAAAGATATCAAACGCGATTGCGATTAGAGGCGGAATATCGCGCTCTACTTGTCCGGTAGAGTGCGGTATCCTGTAGCTAACAGCTCCAGGCAAGCAATTACAAGAGAAAGAGACAAGATATGGATACAGCAACACGCAGCACTTGGGATATCTATGAGGATCCACGCAAAGGCGCAGAAGAGACCACCGCGCTCTTTGAATGGTCTCGCAATTACAGCTACCCATCACCGGCCACTTTATTCTTAGGCCTAATCGGTTATGAGGATATGGATCTAGTTCAAGGTGTAGCTCTTGGATACTTAGAGCTTGATTACCTTGGCGACGCATTGAAAGAGTACGCCAACAACCCGCATTTAGTAAATGAGGCGATTGCGGAGATGTTAGAGGCGGAAGGCAATGAATAGAGATCGCAGCGATATCCGCCTAGACATTGACGCGATTCTGGCGAATAAGGCAACCTTGCCTGCGAAAGAAAGAGAAAGATTGCGATCGCTATTGACGCAACTGGAGAGCGCTTGGCACGATTACGGCTACGCCAAGGGCGAAAGAGACGGCCGATTACTAGAGAAGGAGAAAGAGAATGCCATATAAATATGATCATCTACAATTCTGCGGAATGAGTACGCAGGCAATGCTTGACGCAATCAAGGCCAAAGAGATTCCGCCCCGTTGGGTAGTAGGTACCGGCTATAAGAATGCCCGCAAGGTAGCTATTGATTACCTTACGGAGCGACTAGAAAATGAAAGAAAGGGAGAAGATGATGAATAACCGCGAATCTTGCTACGGGTGCGATTACTTCTACGATCCTGCCGAGCTATGCGCCGGACAAGTAGACGGCTATGCCGTCAAGCTCTGCCCAGATTGTGCAGAGAAGCAATGAGCTACTATGACGCGGATCCCTGGGCTAATCACCAGCTCAACGAGATTAAATGCGGCGAGTGTGAGAGAGAATATGACGAGCAAGAGGGAGAGGGCAATATCTGCCCCGCCTGTAAAGAGAAAGA